GCAGAAGACAAAGGGTTAACGCGGACCAGCATGGTGATCATGCTGCTAACGTCACCAATATTTAAGGCCTTAAACGAGAAAAGGAAGGAAGCACAACGCAATGCCAGAAAATCTAAAACTGATGGCACACGGCCGTAATCGCGAGTTTGTATGGTTTGTCTACAGTGAACTTGGCAAGTGGCTGGTGGAAGTGGTGGCAAACGATAAGGCAGTATCAATTACTGCAAGTACTGAAATTGATGCATTGGCGATTGTTCAGGAGTTACGCGCGGATTACGAAGCAGGCAGGTTTTAGGCACAACACGGCCTGCAGTGGAACAACACACTGCAGGCCCAAAACGAACAGCACAGGTATTCGCACATTTATTGTACCAGATTGGGATTTTATGACTATTGCTTATGATCGATTTATCATTATGACTGATGACCAGTGGCTACGCGTATTGCCAATGGTGCACCAGCCTGATGGTGCCATGGGGAATCTTATCAACCACTTAAAAACCACCACCTACATTGAGAGTGTATATCCAATGGTGATTGGCACGGTTCGCGTGTTGCGATGCACGGGATTTTGTGCAGGTGGCGTGGCGTGGCATTCATCACTAGGCAGTGGTGAAGGAAATTTTTATCGTTGCCAGTATGCAGAAAATATTTTATTTAGTGACAGCCAGGGCGAATGGCGAATATATCGAAACACCATGCACTATGGGAATGGAATGACGTTGGATAAGCATCAGTATGTAGCACGATTGGAATACATCAATGAATAACACAGATCAGGAATTGCTGGCACTATCACTTAGTGATTACTTTGAAATTGATTCGGAGATCACTGCATTAGAAGCAACACAAAAAGATATTCGGCGCAATATCGAAACACTGGCAGTGGCCATGGGTGGCAATGTGAAGCTGGCACACATTGGCAGCGTGATTGTCACAGAGCCTAGCACCAGCCACAGCTACGATACCAAAAGCATTGACGCACTACTCATGGAATTGGTGCAGGCTGGCGAATTGCACACTGCCAAGAAAATCATGGAATGCAAAAAAGAAACCACGCGTGCTGGTGGGTTACGAATCACGAAGGCGAAATAATGACTACAGTACTAATTGGTTTGGCCATTACGGCCATGATTGTGGTGGCATCAGTGACCATTGTACAGTGCATGGTGTGGTACGAAAAAACCATTGCCAGCTGGCATCACGAGTGTTTGCAGGATGAATTTGCCAAGGGCTGGGATTCAGCCATTGAGTTTGTGAAACGGGATTAATTGCCAACGTGGCACCATTTTCGTGATGTTACGAAAATGGTGCCAGACAGGAAAATTTGCATGAAACACTATAATAGTGATTTTGGGGGCGAATTCGGGGATGTGGTAATTCAGCATAATGACACGTATTTTCGTTATGAAGTGTACGTGTCTGGCGAGGATGAGTACGGCACCCGTCGAGAAGTATGCTGGACTAGCAAATATTTTTTGACAAAAGAGTGCCAACCCAACATCACGCATTTTTTGCAAATGCTTATCAATAGCGCGCGAGCGCACACGTAACATCACGAAAATGGTGCCAGTGCATCAACTCACAAGTAATATTTGTGGGTTGATGCAACATAGTGTATAATTGTTATACGTTAGGAGGTGATGAAACATCAAAACCCGTTTAATGGCTATTCGCATCGATGTACAAATCTACCTGGCACTGCTGATGGTAATAGCAGAACAGGCCAGGCAAGGGAATCACACCACGTTATCAGACGTGGTACGCAAGGCACTCACAATTTATTTACAACAAGAGAGAAACGAGAAACACAATGAGCTGGCAAGATGACGCGCAAGGCATGGAATGGAAGAGCCAAGAAGACAAAGACCAAATGCCGCGGATTCGTTGGGCACATGGTCGCAAGGTTGGTAAGGTCGCGGAGTTTGGCCGCTGGTATGCCAAGGCTGATGGCATGCCAACGCCACCAGATGGCTGGCAAGAATCAGATTTGTATGATGATGGTGGCTGGCAATCCAAGAGTATGATGTTTGTGCCACTCATCAAACGTTCACAGGCATTCAGCGTTGATGATACAGGCACTTACACCTGGCATGATCACTGGCAAAAGGGGTTGAAGCTGTACACCGAAGTAGTGTGTTTGCTTAAGGGATTCCAAGAACCTGTTATTTTTGCCTGCAAAGGATGGACGGCCGGCCGCGTGGTTGGTGCAAAGAATAGTGTGATTTCGGAACACAATGAGTTTGTGCACAAGGAAGCAAACAAGACTGCCAAGGCGGCATTACCACCATGGGCATTTTGGGTACCTGTTGGTGGTAGTTATGATTTCAAAGGCAATCCAATATTTGTTGAAGTAGGTGCAGGCCAGCAAAAGACACTGCTGCACGATATCGTGCTAGAAGGCATCAAACAGCCTGCTGATCGGGCCACACTCACCAGCCTGTATGTAGGCAAAGAATTGATGCAATACGGCCTGCATATTCGCAATGGGTTGGTAGAGGATGGCTGGCACACCAAACGACGTGGCAATGTGGCAGCAGAACAACCTGCCACCAATACACCACAACCAATGGATGATGATAGTCTGGCATTTTAGTATTTTGGCATAGCGTGATAGACTGCATACACTTCCGTATGCAGTCTATTTTTATTAGTAGGATTTTATGAGCACAGCACAAAAGGTACTACAGGCCCTGAATTTAGAAATCAATGATACTGGCCAGTACAGATGCAATTCGCCATTTCGGAGTGGCAGTGACAGCAAATCATTTTCATTAATCATCGATGATGATGAGCATGGCGCGTGGCAGGATTTTGTAGGCAACACCAAAGGCACACTATATCAGCTAGCGGATTATCTTGGCATTGAAACAGCAGTGCGAATTGATACCAGTAAACGCGCGTACAAGGATCACCACGATTACGCCACGCAGAAGGGCCTGCAGTGGTCAGTATTTGAAAAAGCAGGCTGGACTACCACAAAGAAAAATAGACGGCCTGCAGTGGCAATCAGCACGGATAATGGCACACGCTACCGGTTTCTTGATTATCAGGATTCAGCCACATATATTAGTGATACGGGTTTTAAATCTTGCTGGTACAAGTTACGCGAGGCCGTGCAGATGGCACGAGCTGGCAATCTGCCACTGGTGTACACCAATGGGGAAGCCTCAGTGGTGGTCGCACAGCACTATGGCATACCTGCCATTACCATGGCTGGTGGTGGTGAACGTGTGCTGCCTGCATCACTGCTAGATGAATTGCAGAACTGGTGGTCAAGTGGTCAAATCATCATTGCACTAGATTGTGATAATCAAGGCCGAAGTGCCACCACTGATTTGCTGGCACAATTCAAGACTGCACACATGAATGCACACGCCATCGATATGCGACTAGGCAAAGGTGGTGATCTGGCAGATTATTGCAATTTGTACCAATCAGGCACCATGCAGGAGATACTAAATCTGCCAGCCATGACAGGCCCTATCACCAAACCCGTTGAGTATGTAGTGAAGCGCGAAATAATCAGTGCACGTGAGTTAGACGCAAAACGATTTCAGGCACTGCAGATGATTATTGAGGAATTCGGGCCAGAAGGCTGCATACTTTTTGCAGGTAAACCAAAAGCACGCAAATCATGGCTATCTACTGGTGTGAGTTTGATGGTGGCATACGGCCGCAATGCACTTGGCAAATACGCCACGAAGCAAGGTAGCGTGCTATACATGGATCTTGAGTCTAACCAACGTCGTATGCAGTCACGTTTGCGCCAGATGCAAATGAATGATGAACCACTGCCAGAAAATCTATTCATTGTCAATGAATGGTCAAAAGGAGAAGAAGCAGTAAAAGAATTGGATGAGTGGTTAACGCACAAACAAGATTGTGTGCTGGTCGTGATTGATATTCTTGAAAACATTCGCGCGCCACGCCAAAAGAACGCAAACCCATACACCGAAGACTATGATGCAGTGAAGCCATTAAACGTGTTAGCAGAAAAGCACCACTGTTTGATCCTGGTAATCCATCACACACGCAAATCAAAAGCAGAAGATGCATTTGATGAAATATCAGGCACTACAGGGTTGGTTGGTGGCGTGTCTGGCATGTGGATATTGTCACGAATCAGCGGTGATAGCGGTGATGATGACAAATCACAGCAGGCTGAATTTCTGGTGCGTGGTCGCGATATTGATGCAGACGATAAACGCACATTGAAGTGGAATGACGAAACATCGATGCACGAGGTTATCGGAGATACTGAATCTTTCCTACTATCACCAGAACGCCGCGATATATTGAAACTGTTAGAAACAGGATTGCACTACAGGCCACAGGATATTGCAGACGCAATAGGCAAGAGCCGTCAGAACACGCACAAGATGCTAACACGTTTGAAGGCGGCTGGCATGGTCAAACAAGATAGCGTAGGCAAGTATTTTTGTGTCAAGAACAAAACAATCCCTGTTGGCTATGATGATGCGCCACCGTCAATTGATGCAGTGCCAGCAGTGGCACCTGTAACGCCACCACAGGAACCATTGCCTACCACCAGCATGCTAACTATGCTACCTGAACACAAACTCGCACAGATGCGTGTATTAGCCAAAAGCGACGCGCAAGAAGATCACTATGCACTGGCCAAAATGCTGATTGCACTTGGATATAGCACGAATGAGATGCAATTACGCATAATCAAAGAATTGTGCATTTAGTGGTTGACAGTGGTTTACGTGGTTGACAGTGGTTTACGTGGTTTACGTGGTTTACATTTGTAAACCGTGTAAACCAGGGTGTATTTTAGGTGGTTTACACGGTTTAAGGCATTGGAATGCAGTAATCTGGCATTGTGTAAACCAGTAAACCACTATTTCTAGGAATTGATAAAAAAAGGAACAACAATGACTAAGTTACGACTAAACAGTGAGTGCATTGGCTGCAGTGATCGATTTATACCCAATGATGATGGCGTGCCATTGTGTGGCTACTGCCGAAACAATGTAGCTGGTATACGCAAACGATTGCGTGTGGGGTTGGCAGTGACCATGGCCAGCGTGCATGAACAAATTTTGCGATTGTCTGAAGCAGACGCTGCCAGACTCGATGCAATCTATACAATGAAAACGAACCTGCCACGAGCTGGCACTACTCCTGATGAATTAACCAAAATGTACAATGCCCACACTGATTTTGCACTACGCATTGCAGCTACCAAACGAAAAAATGATGCACTATCAGCAGTGCTGCGTTTGCAAGATGACGCAAAGGCACTGCAAAACAAATTGCACTCATTAGAAACACTGGTGCATATCATATGAGTGTCATTAGCAAAATACATGATATGGAACCACAGAAGGTGTTTGATCTGGTACGCGCTCATGGTATGCGTGGCACGTGCAAAATACTGAAGGTTGGCACACACGCGCTGGCACGATTTCTGAAGCTGCACCATTATGATGATTCGCCACAATGGACCAAAAAGCACGTGCTGCAGCACTACATCAATAATGGATTCAGTGCAAAGGAGATGGCAGAAGAATTTGGCTGCAATGTCGATACCGTGTATGTGTGGCTAGGCAAATTTGATATGGTTGTGCACAATAGACCATGGACTGCACAAGAAGAAAAATATTTGCAGTTTATGGCGTTTCAGGAACCGTGGCCAGTGGTAGCAGAAAAACTTGGCAGAACAGTGGCATCAGTACAAGTGCGGGCCAAACGCCTTGGCATTAAGTGCCATGAAATGATTGGCTATAGTGTCGAGGATATATGCAATGATGTGCATATGACACGTGAGCAGGTGCGCGTGTGGTGCCACCAACTGGGATTAAAATCTACAGTGATAAAAACCACCAAGCACGTAACTATCAACCCTATCGATTTCTATGAGTGGCTGCAGGCTGGCAACATATTCCGGATCGAGGATATAAGCAAATGTGCACATTGGCTAAAAGAATTGCACGCCAGTGCCATGCAGGAATACATCACCAATAAAGAAATCTATAGCTACACTACGAAGGTAATGGATTATGCAGCGCGTCAGGAGTGGCCAGGACGCGTGGTGCCACAACCACTAATCCATATACAGCGCAATGGTATTGGCAACGTGTACAAACGTGCTGAAGTGTACGAATGGCTAAAGCACTACAGATACACATTGCCACGACGCATTACCAACACAATGCCAAACTATTTGTGGTGGCGTGATTTCGCAAACGAGTGGGATTACAAATACATCTATAGAAGCGATGTAATGGCCATTATGAATGAGTACAGGAATAAAATAGGATTTTTGCGCGCTGATTATGGATTCCCAAAATCCACTGATAGCATGCATGGCTATTTTGTGCGTGCTGAACTCATTAGCTGGTGCCGAACCACTGGCATGTATTCAAATTTACTACAGGAGTTACTAAAGACGATATGAGAAACGCCAAAACGGACCACAATCAAAACGAAATTGTGCAGGCATTGCGCCAGGTAGGCTGCAGTGTGGTGTTACTGCACAAAGTAGGCAGTGGTGTGCCTGATCTGCTGGTAGGATTTCGCGGAGTTACCTATTTGATGGAAGTGAAGCAGGCCAAAGGCAAACCGAACGTAAGACAAGAGCAGTGGTATCGAGAATGGAGCGGCATGCCACCAGTGGTAGTAAAAACCATTGATGATGCTATCAATGCAGTAATGGGTGTGCAATGAGATTTCATATAACACTGGCAGTAATTGCGTATTGTGGCCTTACTGCTATTTTGGCACGCAATGTGTACACCAGTGCAGTAATGATATTGTGCATTTTCATTCAGCTTGTTATATACGCGCGTAAGTAATTGACAATGTACTGCAAAATGCTATATGATACACATGGTGTATGTGATGATAGGAGTAGACAAATGGAACTAGTGAAACAGATTTGTGTGTTGGCAGTAGTGCTAGGAATCTTGGCACTACTCATGGCGTGGCACCATCAATGGTTTATTTCGGGGTGTATGACCATACTTGCATTGCAGTTTGTGATGTGGGTATGGCACCAGCAGAAGGGTGGCAAATGATTACACTACTCATTTACCTGACCTGCACACTTGGAACCTGCACTACCATGCCACTGATAGTTACACCAGAAGCGGCCGCCATTGCCACGTGTGAGAGTGGCAACACAATCACATATGGCAGTTATGAATTGCACGCCAGAAGCCACACAAATGATGGTGGCATATGGCAATTCAATGATAGTACCTATATGTGGCTGAATGGGTATGATCATGCAGAATTGGATTTGCCACGCAATCAATACGACACGTTTGTATATTTATGGAATGGCGGCCGTGGCTGGCGTCATTGGAGCAGTAGCAAATCATGCTGGGATAAGTGGCTAGTAATCGATGCAGATGATAAGGCGGTGATGAAGTGACACAAGAAACACTAAAGATTCTCGATCAGTTAGTAGTGTTCACTGCAAAAAAAGAACATCCTACTGATTTGTTCTATGCAGAAATTACGCTAGACGATAAGACACATTTTATGATGTACAGGCGACAGCCAGTGCAAATTTGGATTGATGGCCACGCAATGCCTACAAAATGGCCTCCTTACATCGAATGGGATTTTAGCAGGCATTTAGTGGAATTGACCACACTTACATCATGGCAATTATTGCAGCGTCAATGGCTGCCGAAACAGAATCAAATCACTGATGATTTTGAACAGGATTATGGATTGTTGAAGGTGGCGGGTTGTGATTTTGGGATTAACTATACAAAGGATCGTAGCTGCTGGCGTTATCTTCTTTATGATGAATATGATCAATATGGCGACTTCCCATCAGCATTCACACCACAATCAGATTGGTATGCAAGTGATGATCCGCCATCATTAGAGCATTTCATCAAATGGGTAATGAGCACTGTTGCATATGAACAGCAATTTGGAGAAAAGGATTTATGAACGAATTTGTATTCGAGCCAATGCCAGAACGCGTGCACACAGAAACATTGCGCTTGTTTGGCCAAACTGTGCAATTCACCAAACATGGTGATACGTACACTGGCAGTTTTACATTTAATGGCCAAACGCATTTGTTATCATGGGAAACCATTGGCTATAAGCGTGCATTGTACATCGATGGCGTGCAAATAAAAACGAGTGTTGAAGGCGGCATAACAGATATTCGTTTTATGCAGGCACTGGCCAGCCTGCACAAGCTGACTGCATGGCAGCAATGCGAATTGTTTCATGAACGGTTTGAAACCTACACCACAGAGCATATTACCTATGAAGTGGCTGGCATTGAATTCTATGCAGAAACGTCAATGGATGATACCGCGTGGCGATATGTGACAGAAGATAATGATCAATGCTGGCACACATCACGATGGTTTAATGGCATGGAATTCAAACCGTGTTTGCATCATTTTCGGCATTGGATTAATTCGACAATAGAGTATAAGGAGAATTACGATGACTAATGAACAATTGCGGATTCAGGCCGCCATTGCCAGAGCAGAAGCACTACTTGACAGCCTCAAAGGAACCAAGGCACGATTAATCGAGTGCATCACCATGGGTGATGATGTGACGACAGACTATAGCGAAATCAGCGCAATGATTGTAGAGTGCACTGCAATTATTGAGCAATTGCACGTGATGCAGGATAAGGCAGCACGATGAACAACCGAATCAAGGATCCACTAATTAGCAAGTTTTTACAAGACCGCGCGTCAATACCGTTTCAAGCATTGACCATTCCTCATTGGGAATTCAACACCACATTCTTGCCTCATGTGTGTACGGATTGGGAAATTTGTGCATATAACTATGGGGGTGATAACACATACATTGCACAAATTGAATTGTATTATGGTTTGCTGAAAATGCCATGGGGCACACATCGCATTACTGCAGCCCTACCGTTAATAAGCGATGGCCATCTATATATGAGTGAGTCAATATCTGATGTGCTAAATTATATCGAGATGCTATGGAAATTGGCAAAAACAATCCCAATTGGATCTATGGTGGCGAATCATCATATTGAAATCATGATAGACAATGAGAGTTTGTTTATGGATTTATGGCAAAAGCATGATTCTAATACAATGCAAGACAAGGCAACACGATGAACGAGTATATCAAAGAGTTACTAAAAGATAGCGTGCAAGGCATGGCGATTGCATGGCATATCATTGACAATGATGAATTTCTTGTATGGACAATAGAAATTGAACCACAAATGTGGTGTGATGAATTGATTGGGTATTATGTGCGTGCAACGGCCATCATTGGCCACATAACACTGCCAACAGTGCCTACATTGAACGTATGGGATATTGCAACGAGTAAGGCATACAGCGCAAAAACATTTGATGATGCAATTGTGTTAGTGCGTGAATTTAAGGAGGAATTAGCACAAATCACATTGCCTGATATTACTGCACAGGCTGACACTATGGTGTACATTGCTGATTTAAAATGGTTAAACAAGATGTGGCAGAACTGGCAAGACGTAATTGAACTGACAAAAAAGGAAACTAACAATGAAAAAACGCACGGCACTGTATTACAAGGTTAGATTATCAATTTGGGTAAGACGCATTACAAAATATTGGAAGCGAGTGCCAATAGCAAAAACTATGCATGATTACGCAATGAATAGCAAAGGCAAGGTGTGATGGAAACGTATTTAATTTTAGGTAATACTTTAATTATGAAGCCAGACGGCACCGGTGATGAAATAGGCACTGTCATCGTGAATGGCATTGAGTACTACGTGATAAAAGACGAGCGATGGAGGGTGTCTATTAATTACGAAAAGGTTGCGGAGGATTACGGGTATTTCAGTGCCAATGTCGCAGCGCACATCATCAAGCATCAAAGGATGACGGCATGGCAGCAGGCAGGCTATCGTGATGCAATATTTAGAACCATCATAGACCGCAGTGTAGAGTATAGTGCGTGTGACGTCGCATTCAGTGTATACCGTGCAGATGATGCGACGTGCTGGCGATACTACACGCACGACGACACCTACGCATGTCACCACGAATCACCATGGTACCCGGCCGAAATTCAGCCAAGCGCAGACCACTTTACACAATGGGTCATTTCGTCAATTGAGGTGAGGTAGCTATGAACACTGCCACCATCATTGCCAAAACCGTGCCAGAGTCTGGTATTAGTTTTGAAGAATACATTGTGTATTGTGCACGTGTCAGCAATCCTGCCAATCAGGCAAACCACGATACGGCACCACGGCTGATGCGTTACCTGATGAAACACAGACACTGGTCACCATTCGAGATGGCCAGCATTACTATGGAAATTACCACCACACGCGATATTGCACGCCAGATATTACGCCACCGGTCATTTTCATTTCAGGAATTCAGCCAACGCTATGCAGATCCTACACAAACCCTTGGATTCACCAACCGTGAAACACGATTGCAGGACACTGCCAACAGGCAAAACAGTATACCTACAGATGATGAATATATCACTGAAGAGTGGAATGCGTTGCAATCTGATATGCGGGTGATGGCGCAATCGATGTACGAGGAAGCAATCAGGCTAGGCATTGCCAAAGAGCAGGCACGTGCACTGCTGCCAGAAGGGCTGACGGTATCACGTCTGTACATGAGTGGCACAGTCAGATCATGGCTGCACTACTGTGATGTACGTACCAACCCTGATACCCAAAGTGAACACAGGCAGGTAGCAGAATCGTGCTGGCAGCAATTAATCAGTGTAATGCCATCACTTGAAATGTAACGCCAAACCCACAAATAACAGCCATGTATACTAAATGTATACATGGCTGTTTTTATTGGGAGTAATACCAATGAGTAGTGCAATTAGATTGCCAGTCAATGCGCCATCATACAGTGCAAGTGGTGCAAACTTTTTTTATGATCGCACTGGTGCTATTTACCAAACTTGGGTTGGCAGAACGTCAGCAGGTGGCCCGTGGGGTGTGCATGTATATCGCACAGCACCAAACAGCACGCCACAATTGATTTGGTTTCAACCTGCCTGCAATGGTGCATTAGAAGTGATTAACCACCAGCTATGGTTTGGCTATTGTGATCCGCGTGGCCTGCAATGGAGATTGCAAATTGATGGCTATATTGATCCTGATGATGTGCCATCATCTACCATCATCGATGTAAACGAAGCACAGGTGCAAGGCCTGAAAAACGCCACTGCCACTGCACAGCAATCTGCTGATAGAGCGGCTGGCACTGCCAGCGCAGCCAATGCCACTGCCAATGCCACCAACGTGAGTATGCAGCAGTTAAAAGCACGAGTGACCACACTCGAACAGCAGGTACAGGCACTACAGGCGCAAGTAAATACACTACTCACACCAAACCAAGTGGCTGATTTGGTATGGTCCAAAGTGTGGGATATAAACTATCAAATACGTATGGGATTTCTGGCAGGCAAATCGCCTATCCAAGATGTGCAGGATTATATCAATGATTTGGCCGTGTACATCAAGAAGGTGATGAAACCATGACCACACCAGATGTGCTATTTCGTCGTGATTTCAGACAATGGAAAACAGCAGAACAATTTCGGGATCACGTGTGGTCATATGATAGCAACATTGCCAATTGGGCAAAAGCAATCGTGATGCATCATACCTACTCGCCACAAGAATATCAGTGGCGTGGATTACGCACAATGACTGGCATGATGAATTATTATTGCGGCCTTGGCTGGACCAGTGGACCACACCTATTCATTGCACCAGATGGTATTTGGCAGATGACGGCCATCAACGAGCCAGGCACACACGCGGCCATGTGGAATAATAAATCATGGGGAATTGAAATGGTTGGCTATTTCGATCACCGTACATGGTCAGAGAAACAACGGACCACCATGTACCATGTGGCTGAAACATTGCTTCGGTGGCGTGGCCTGCAGCCATCGAAGCAAACCGTACTTGGGCATCGTGAAACTGGCAGCCCAAAAACATGCCCTGGCACTATGATAGATATGAACCTTGTGCGTGCTGATTTGCGTGCACGATTTGTACAGGATACGAATGCATGAGCACAGTAGAATCACAGCTAGCAGAGATTAATACCCATCTCACCTACATTGCAAAAAGACTAGATGAAGGCAATGCAAAATTTCAGTCGCTCGAAGCACGCATTACCGAATTAGAGCAAGAGCAAACCAAATGGAAGGGCGTCATGATGGCCATCAGTGCACTATATGCAGTGTTGGTATTTATTCTGAATTATATGAAGTAAGGAGTAAGGCAATGAAACCATGGTATGAGTCTAAAACAATTTGGGTAAATGCACTGCTGTTGGTGGCCAGTGTTTGCTTGGCATTGCTCAATGAGCCAGCCATGCAGGAATATGCACCAATTATTGTGATTATTAATACTACTATTAATGTAATATTACGCATTATGACAAGCGATGCAGTGAGTATGTAAAGGTAGGTAGTTTTGGACATTTTCGACGTCATTAAAAAAGGCCGCAAACGTAGCGACAAATGGCAGGATAAATTTTGTGAAGCGTATGCAGAGGAAGGTAATTTGCAGGCTGCAGCGGATATTGCAAACGTATCACGCCAAACTGTATACAACCGCTTAAATGATGATCCTGCATTTCGCGAAAAACATGATGAAGCATACGCAAGATTTTGCGCTAGCATCGAACGCGAAATAAAGAAACGTGCATTTGCTGGTAGTGATATGTTGATAATGGCCATGGCGAATCGACACATGCCAGCCGAATACAGGCAACGATCAGAGATACAACAGACTGTCACACATGATTATGTAGTAGAGATTGGCACGCCACGTGTACCAGCCATCACCACAAACACCACAGATACAATACAGGACGTTACGCCATTCAGAGTGTACGAAACCACAGGAGATGTTTTGGAATAGCACAGCACGGTTTCGGGCCTTCATTGGCGGCCGTGGCAGTGGCAAGACACGAGCTGGTGTAATCGAAGTATTGCGAATGCCTGCAGGTAGCACAGGCATGATCGTGGCACCAACATACCCAATGCTTAGAGATGGCCCGCGCAAGATGCTATTAGATATTGCACGGCAGGCTGGCATACTCAAAACCCACAACATCAGTACTGGCACCATCACACTGCATGGCAACAGAACAATATTGTTGCGGAGTGCAGACAATCCTGATAGATTGCGTGGTGCTAATCTTGGTTGGATTTGGTTTGATGAAGCGGCCATGATGCATCTTGATGCATGGCAGATTGCTATTGCCACATTGCGAGAAATGCCAGGCAAGGCATGGATAACCACCACGCCACGCGGCCGTAATTGGATATATGATTTGTGGCATGGCAGTACCAGTGCAGACTATGCAGTGATACATAGCAAGACCACAGATAATGTATTCCTACCTGACACATTCATACATACATTGAAGCAGGCATACACTGCAGAACAATTTGAACAGGAAGCAAACGGCCAATTCGTTGATTTGTCTGGTGCACTGTTTAAACGTCATTGGTTTACGATTGCTGACCAGGCACCACCAAACCTGCAGTGGCATCGCTATTGGGATTTAGCCACCAGTGTGCGAGATAGTGCAGACTATACCGCCAGTGTACGCGTGGCCATGAGTGATGATGGCATCATGTACATTGCTGATGGCATACGCATAAAAGCTGAATGGCCAGATGTACGCAAGATTATGATAGATGTAATGCGATCAGAAGCAGACACTACCACGCAAGGTGTAGAGGAAGCATTGCACGGTTTGGCAGGGCTGCAGGAATTGCGACGCATGCAGGAACTGGCACACGTTACATTGATTGGCTATCACGTCAGTAAAGATAAGATGCACCGCGCCATGCCATGGGCCGCGCGAGCTGAACAAAACATGATTCGTGTAGTGCGTGGCGAATTCACACAGATATGTAGCTACTGTGGATGGGAAGCGCCACCAGAAGGCGCTCAATGGGAGGAACTGCAAGCGCATATCAAAATCTGTCCAACGCATCCTGCTGCACAACTCGCCGCCATGACGCAGGAACGGGATGAACTACGAGAGCAGATTACAGAAGTTCCACAGATCATAAGACAACTCACCGCCTCTCAAGCCGAGAACGAGGCGTTGCGAGTAATGACAAACCCTGAAATGCTTGACCACTACCAAGCCCTACAGGGAGAGAACGAGTCGCTGCGGAAAGATGCGGAGCGGTATCGGTGGTTGCGAGAAAAAGATTGGCTCACAGAAGGTATATTGAAAATCTATTGGAGTTCTGAAGAAAGCGAGAATTTAGTAGGTGTAGAACTTGACGCCGCAATCGATGCCGCCATGAAAGGAGATTGAAGATGAACGAGGACGCTGCGAAGCTGCTGCTTATTGCCATCCTATGTGCGACAGGGGCAGCACTTATCATAGCGGGACATGATGCTGGGTACTGGTTCTTTATTGGCGTCATATGGGTTCTGATGGGAATACTATGATCTCTGCTCAATACGTTGATGGGCTTGAACTTCGCATCAAAGAACTCGAAGCCAAACTCGCCGCCATAACTGAGGATTTAGATAACTGGCAAAGGCAATCATCGGATAACTGGACTAGTGCTGTTAAGAATGGGCTGTTACTCGCCGCCATGACACAAACACGAGACTACATAAAAGGTCGGTCAGTATCTTGGGAGCGCGACGCAGTTCTCTTGTCAGAAAAACTCGCCACCATGACACAGGAGCGGGATCACTGGCGGGAAGCTAATCGTACATCCCTTGCAGCGGGTGACATTTTGAAAGAACAACTCACCGCCTCTAAAGCCTACGCTGCACAGTTGCGGGAGGCGCTGGAAATTTGCAAGAAAGAAATGCAGGGCGATAAGTGGGACGCACAGGAGAAATAACCATGAGCACTCAACACGTAACCCTGGACCTCGATGACGAAGAAATCGTACTGGACCTGGACGGAGAGCGTGTCGCCTACTACTGCGACTTCACGGTTGAGGCAACACTCTCCCACACTCCCGCCCGAGTCTCCGGTCCTCCGGAAGATTGCTTCCCCGAGGAATCCGAGATAGACATCACACTACTCCGGCTCAACGAAGTCCGTGACGCAGAAGGCACCGTGATCCCATTCACCACCTCTCTTCGCGACCACATCGCTGACACTCTCGACATCGACCGAATCTACGAACTTCTCTGGAAAGAATGGCAGAGCGATTCCGAACTCGCCGCCGATGCACCTGACTATGACAGGGACTAAGTCAAGTGGCTCCGCAACTGTCCACTACTTCGAGCGGGACCAGTTCGTCGGCTCCAGGCGAATGTACTGCTGCGGAGCTCGAGATGCCAGCGGCGCCTTCTCTGCCTTCTGGCCCCACACAGCTTATTTCTGCCCTCTTTGCGGAGATTTGTGGGGTCGAGCCGTTATGTCCTATGAGTTTGACTACGCTCCAAGAGTTCATGGCAGCTGGGTCGTGGAGAAGCGCCCCTGTGTGCGCTGCGGAGACGGACAGTTCCTCTACGATGGATGCAATCCCGAGTCCGTCTTTCTAGACTACTCGGACACTGGTTTACTAACGCGAGAACTTCTCGCACTGATGGAGAATGCAAAATGACTGAAGCAATCGCAACACCTGACGTTCGCGGCTTGATGGGACCGAAGGTCGTCCTCATGGGCCTCGGTGGAACAGGCAAAACCTACGCACTCGGAACCCTCGCAGACTGGGCCACGAAGAACGGGTTCGAACTCGCCATCCTCTTCACGGAGAACGGACTGGAGACCTTCCTCGGCTACTTCCGTGACAAGGGGCAGGAGCCGCCGCCGAACATCTACTGGCACCAGCAGACTACGAAGCCCATCTCCCTCAAGAACCTGATGACGGCGGCTGATAACGTTGGCAAGCTGTCCTACGAGGCCATCACCAAGATGGTCGACGGAAATCGCAGCGGAGAGAACAATGCCTTCTGGAAGAGCCTGGGTTCCTGTTCCGACTTCAAGGATGATCGCACGGGCAAGACCCTCGGGGCCGTCGACAGCTGGAAGGT